AGATAGAGAGATGAGATCATCTCCTATCCTCAAAACATACGAGGGACTGCGACAACTTCCGAACGGGAGTTGATCTCCGATTGAATCGGTAACGGATACACTCGGAACAAATAGGTTGACACTCGGGCCGGATAGGATACGAGAGACGAGGACTCAAGACGAGGAGACGAGGAATGACAACGAAGATTGAAAGACTGGACCTCAAGAACGTGAGACTTGACCTCGATCCGTTGACTCGGGCGAGATACGAAAGAGCTCGGGCTCACTTCGGGACAGTCCGAGACATCGAAGACAAGCTCTCCGAGGTCGCTGGAACGTCGGGACCGTATATCGTCCGAGACATCTTCGGAGGTCTCGTCCGACCTTCGCTCTCGGTTGACGAGGAAACCGACCGGACTCCGATTCGACGTCTCCTTGACTGGGCGTCGACTCAACTCGATCGTCTCCCAGACTGGAGAGCGCTCCAAGAGTCGTCTCGGAACAACGTGATCACTGCGTCGATCGCGACCGAGGTCGTCTCGGAGTATCTCGCTTCACTCGGATGGCCTCCTCCGTCGTCCGACGAGTCGTCCGAGACCTTCTCCAAAGACTCGTCCGGGAAGCCGTCCAGCGTCAAGTTGACCGTCTCCGGAAACGAGCTCCGAATCGAGAAGGACAACAACGGGAAGAAGACGACCGAGACTCGGAGCTTCGCTTCGACGGAGCAAGCGACAGCGACAGCGGAAGCGGAACGGAAGAAGCTCCTCAAGCTCGGATTCGAGTCGTCGAAGGACTCCGCTCCGGGAGACCCGAGTTCCGACCTCGAATCGTTCGTCGACAGTCTCGTCGACAATCCCTCCGAGTCTGCGAAGCTCCGAGGAGCGATAGCGTCGAAAGTCCGTCAAGCGAACGTCGACGCAAAGAAGACGAGCGAAGCGCTCTCGATCGTCTACGGAGACGAGGTCGGAGAAGTGATCTCCTCCAATCCGGATGAGCACGCTTCCAAGATAGCGGAGCAAGTTCGCTCGTCGAAGAAGCTCTCGGACTTTCTCGCTCATATTGGACGGCTCTTGTCTGCGATGAAAAGCTCTCCAGTCCGACAGCGGATTCGAGGCTCTGTCATGCCTTACGATATCGCGACGACGAGAGACTTCCGTCGATTGATTCCGTCCGAGCTCGCTCTCTTTGCGAATCCCTCAACCCGAGCGCTCCAGACTGTCCGAGTCGTCTCCGGTCAAGCGCTCGGCTGGGAATATGCGGAGATGGGCAGCAAGTCGAAAGGACCGATCCACGTCGCCCTAGACGTCTCCGGATCGATGCAAGACTCGTTGACCGAAGCCAAAGCGTTCGCTGTCGCGTCTTGTTTGCACGCTGCCGACAACGGACGAGCGGTCTCCTCTAGCGTGTTCAATATGACAACGACACAAGTCGCTGGAGGACTGGAGACTCCGTCCGAGAGAGGACAGTTCGTCTCCTATATGCTCGGAGTGACAGCTTACGGAGGGACGGACTTCCGTCCGCTCGTTGACCATATTTCGACGCTTGGAGCGACCGAGGACGTCCTCCTCATCTCGGACGGAGTCGGACGACTGGACGAAGACCGGACCCGAGAAGTCTTCTCCAATCGGGTCTTGCATTATCTCGTTCTAGGAGATCGGTCCGCTGTCCAACCGACTTTGGCAGAGATCGCGAAAGACCGGATGATCACTGTCTCGGAACTCGTCTCCGATTCGGTCGTCCAGTTCTCTCTTGGAGCTACCGCTCCCAGATCATAAGCGTTGACGGACGACGACAAGAAAGGATATATCAGACAACTCCGGAGCGACGTTCGCTCCGATAACCGACGAGGACAAATGACACGAAAGCGAATCCAAAGCCTCATGACGTCGTTCCCGGATAATGACGGTTACGACATTCATCGTCCGTCCCAGTTCCTCCCGGAATCGACCGATCTCAAGGTCCGAGAGATGGTCGTTGAACTGGAGAAGATCGTCGACGTCGCTCTCAAGATTCGAGTCCCGTTGAGCGGAGGAGTCGCTCATCTCGTTCTACTTATCGAGATGCTCCAGCGTCGACAGCAGACCGAAGCGGACCGACGAGAGCTCGTCGAATATCTCCACCTCCTCTCCCGGTTTGGCGATCTGTATTCCGACCGATTCCTTGAGGAGTTCAAGCGCTTTTCCGAACTGCTCTCTTTCCACGATGCCGGGACTCCGCATCCGGATCACAAAACGGAGCCGACCGCTCCAATCAACTAGAGGAGGAACGATGGATCACGTCCGAAGAAATATCGAAGCGAGACGAGCCCAGATCGGGATCACGATGACAGACATCGAAGACGCGACCGGATACGCTCGGCAACAACTGCACCGAATCACAACGAAACCCGGAGCGACGAGCGTCCGGAGTCTCGGGAAAGTCGCGATGATTCTTTTCTGCCCAGTCCGAGCGCTCCTCTCGGACGATCCTGCGGATGCGGCTCGATATCCGCTCCCTCCTCCGAACTTCTTGGAGATACTCCGAGCGAACCGAGAGCGATTCGGATTCGATAAAGGAGGGAAGCTCATCGACTGGACCGAGTTTGAGACGACGATCAACAACTCTTGAGACCCAACAACGACGGACGGACGGAATGACACAACGAACCTACACGATCACGAACTCGGAACGAGCTTCGGCAGCTTGTCCACAAAGATGGCTCCTTCGATACGGATTCGGACTCCGTCCAGTCGGACGGACAAGAGTCCTCGATCTCGGGACTCTCGTTCACTCCGGACTGGAGGGATACTTCGGAACGACCGAGGACCGTCTCGGAGCGGCTTTCTCGGAGATCGACCGAACGCACGCGAACGAGCTCGCTCGGGCTCACGAGGCAGCGGAGACCGATCGTCTCAACGCTGCCGCTTATATCGACCCGATCTCCCTCGACTCCTTAGCGGAGGACGTCGCGACAGCGAAGACGCTTCTCGCTCAATATGACGAGCGCTGGAAAGACGAGCCGCTGGAGGTTATCGAGAACGTGCGGACGCTCTCCGCAAGGATTCGGACGACCGGAACTCAACGAGGAGCTCATCGAATCTCCTATTCTGGGAAGATCGACAAGGTCGCTCGGATAAACGGTCGGCTTTTCATTATTGAGCACAAAACGACGACTTCGACGGGAGATTGGATCGAAAAGAATCGTCGGTCTCCTCAAGCGGTCGGATACGCTTATCTTCTCCGAGAGAACGGAATCGAGGTCTCCGGAGTCGTCTTCGATCTCATTCAATCGAGACCTCCAAAGCCTCCGGAAGCGCTCCCAGTCCTCAAGGACGGAAAGCGTCTCGCAAAGACGACGGGTCTCCCTTGGACGACCGCTGCCAACTTTCTCCGAGCGATCGAAGACCTCGGAGCGCTGTCGACTGGACAACCGGGAAAGCTCTCGGACTGCGAATGGTACGGAGAGACACACGAAGCTTTGCAAGCTCGGGACGACTCCGGCTTCTGGTATAGACGAGAGGTTGAGTTGATCTCCGAGGAGTCAATCGAGCGACTCGGACGGGAGCTCTATCATTCCGGGACGAAGATTCGGAGTTGGAGAGACGCAATCCTCGAAAGCTCCGAGAAGATTCGGGAAGCGTCGAAGTCTCCCAGTCTCGGAGAGGTCGTCTCGGAAGCGCTCCAGAGACACGGATCGAGCTTCGTCCGAGAGCCGTCTCTTTGTTGGCAATACAACCGACTTTGCTCCTATGCGTCGATCTGTCTGTCATGGTCTCCGGAGGACGTGATCGGCTTTTCCGTCGATACGTCGAAGGACGGACACTCGGAACTCTCGGAGACGTCTACAACTTGACCGTCAAGACTCCTTGACGACTCACAACGCAACGAAGGTTGCACACACGAAAGGAAAGAAGATGCGAATCGGACGAGCTCAAGAATCATACAAGCGACAGCCACACCTCAAGATCGCCATCGTCGGAGCAAGCGGAGCCGGAAAGACGGAATGGGCCGCTCGGTCTCCGAGACCGTTGATCGTCTTGACCGAACCTCAAGGTCTTGCGTCGATCCAAACCGCTAACCCTCAAGCGATGGTCGTCCTCGTCGAAAGCTGGGAGGACTTCCGAAAGGTCTTCGACGCTGTCAAACTCGCTCAACCGACCGAGATCGACGGACAACCGGCTTCCCGAGTCACTATCGAGGGAGAGACGTTCGTCTTCCAAACGCTCGTCGTCGACAGCTTTACAGACCTCCAGCGTCTAGCGGTCAACAAGCTCGCCGGAGTCGAATCCGGGACTCGGGATCGACTGGACTTCGACTCGGGAGCGGTCAACCTCTCGATCGAGAAATGGGGCCAGTTGACGTCCGGCTGTGAGGCTGTCTGGAGTCAACAACGAGCGCTCCCTTGCTCAACGGTCTTTCTCTTTCTTGCGGAGGACCGGACCGACGACCAACAAGTCCGGACAACGCTCCCGATGTTAGCTGGACAGAAACTCCCGTTCGCCATGGGACAGTATTTCAACGCTGTCGGACTTGCGACCGTCCGGAGGTCCGGAGAGTCGCTCCAACATCTCATCCGCTGGAGCTCCGCAACCTCAACGGCGATCACGAAACCCGCTCCCGGTTGGCCAGCTGTCACGGTCAATACTCGGACTCCCGGACAAACGACGCTCGGGTCTTTGCTCCGCTTCTCGTTTCCCGATCTCTCGGTTGCGTCCGAGGACTGCGACTCGTCGGACTTCGTCTCCGCACCGAGTCCCGAGAAGACCGCTCCAGTCCCGACGGAGGTCCAGCCTCCAGCGACTCCCGTTCAATCCCGACGTCGTCTCGGATAAGACGATTCCCTCTCAACTCTCAATCGAGGACTCAAGATGACACTAATCAACGCTGCCGATCATAAATGGGACGCCAAGCTCGCTCCGAAGTCGCTCCCGGATGGCGAATATCTCGTCTTTGTTGCGGAGGCTTTCCCGGACCATAGCAAGTCTGGGACTCCCTTCGTCGAAGTCACGTTCACTGTCCACGATCCTGCCAGTCCAGCGAAGGGACGTTCTCTCCGATTCAACCGCTTTTGGCTGTCCGAGAAAGCGATCCCTCGTTTTGTCCGTTTCCTCCGAGCTTGCGGATCGACCGCTGTCTTCGACGCTCAAGACCGGAAAGCGGTCGAAGAAGCGCTCCTCGATCGGATCGTCCGAATCACGGTCAAGACGACCTCGGAAGAATACAAGGGAGAGCGACGAGACAAGACCGAAGCGGCTTTCTTCGCTCCTCCGACGAAGTCCGACGTCGCTCGTCTCCGAGAGGAATACGGAGAGACGATGCTCCCTCCGCTGGACGGAGAGGAATCCGGGAGCGGTTTCGACGACGACGACGTCACTCCCTTTTGAGGTGCAACGATGACAAGGACGGACGAAACACTCGTCAACGTTGCACGTCTCCGAGCTCGGGTCGTTTGGCTAGCTGCGAAGATTCGATTCTCGAAAGGAGCGAAGACCGTCCGATTCCGACGGTTGGACCTTGCTCGGATGATCGAGATCGAGTTTGACCGTCCGGACCCGTTCGGCGGAATCGAGGCAGTCTTGGCAGCTTTGCCCGAAGATGGGC